GCCTCCCTGTGCGAAAAAATAGCATTGCTTTTTATACTAAAACTGATAAAAAGCAGGATGTCCTTGGGGGAGGAAAGCGCGGCGCTATGTGCGAACCGCGGCTGTTTCACCCTGCTCTTTTCGGTTTCTACGCTTGCGCGGGTACAAAAGCTCCAACGCAGTTACTTCACCGCCTGTTGCGACTTCTACACATATCGCGGTTCTCGGAGATATCTGTTTTACTTTGCCATGTCGGATTCGCCAGACGGTGGGCTGCGAAAGGTGTGCAGTGCGAGCAAACGCACTGCCGGATATTTTGTTTTTACGTAAATAATTATCTAACGGGTTCATGGTTATTATAATTATACATATAGGAATTTAATTTGTCAATACATTTATGAATAATTCTACTTTTGGCGAAACAATAAAAAGATTAAGGCGCGAAAAAGGCTGGACGCAGACAGACCTTGCCGACAAATCCGGCATTTCTCAGGGTAGTATATCGAGAATAGAGAAAGATATTCAGACGAATTTAACCGAAGAAGTAAAAAATAAGCTCTTAAATGTTTTTAAAATAGATGATGAAGGTTTTATTCCTCCGCCAATACGCCACAACAAACCAATCCCAGTAATATCTTGGGTCCACGCAGGGGCATTTGTTGAGGCAATCGATTCCTGGCCTGTTGGCGTTTCTGGCGAAGACGATCCTGTTTTATCTAATGTTAAAACCAGTGACCGCGCATTTGGCTTGCGTATTGAGGGAGATAGTATGTTACCGCGCTTCATGCCTGGTGACATTGTGATTGTTGATCCTGCTGTCCGTTGCAACAATGGTTCCCCTTGTGTGGTTTGGGTAAATGGTGAGGTTTCGCTCAAATTATTCTATGATGAAGAAACAGAAATTAGGCTTGTGCCAATGAATAACAGATACCAGATAATCGTTATACCCAAAGACAGCCGCATTGATTTCCGGGTAATCGGAAAAGTTGTTGATATTAAACCACAATTAGACTGCTTATCGTCTATTGGTTTTCACGATGAGGTAGAAGCAGTTGTTATCAGGAAAGGTGTAATAGTCCCAAAAGATACGTAAAGGAGGCTATTATGAAGAAGATTATTTTTTTAGTTTTCTTTCTATTAACTTCTTCTCTCTTCGCTGGCGAAATCTATATCTGGAAAGATGATAACGGAGTGGAATATATCACTAACACCCCTCCCCCCGAAAACGCAAATATACATTATCGTATGCACGACAGAAGGAACACGCCCGAAGAAATAAAAAAACATGAAGCAGCGCGAAAAATAAAAGAACAAGAACGCCAGATCAATAGAAGGCCAACAAGTGATAATTCCAGAGACTCAGAGTACGAAGCAAAACGAAAAGAATTAGCAGAGAATTATAACAAAGCAATGCGCGAATATAACGAAGAAAAGAAAAGACGTGAGAGCAGCGTTTTTAATAAGCAACCTTCTGCGCGGGAAAAAGAGCTACGCGATAAAATGTTTAAAGCGCAAGAGGAAGAACATTCCTTTGTGTTCAGTCCTGAAAATATCGAAAAGGGTCGAGTTTACGAACAAACAACAACCATAAAAATAAAGCGCGGCAAATAATATCTTTTCACCCCTTTTTTATACCCCCTGAAACAATATTTCCGTAACCACTTGAAAATGCAAAGGTATTTTTTTACACAAAAATATTCCTAAATGTATAAAAAGCACTTGACTTAATTATTCATTGATGTATAATTATCACCAAATGTAAGAGATTTCGCGGACGCGATCATATCCGCGAGCGTGAAACTGGGAGCAATATTTTATTTATTGAACGGCGAAGCTCGTAATCAGGAGCCAGGCGACAATGCGTCACTAACGGACAAAGCGTCCACCTGTATAGGCTCAACGATTGCTAATGAGCGTTACGGCAACGACACCAGCCGTAAACAGTAGCCACAACAGGGCGGGTGCAACCCACAGCACTACTAGGAAAGGAGATTGGCGGGGCAATGAGAATGCAAAACCACGGGATGAGTTTCTAACCGTGTGAGATCGCCCAAAGCCCCGCCAAATTTAAAACATGGAACAGGATTTAAGTTATTTACGGACCGACTACGCCAGAGAAAAAGACCTCGAATGTTATCGCATCGAGGAAAAAGAGGCGGAAGCAAAACAAAAAGAGGCGGACGAATGCAAGCAGAACAAGCAGAAATGAATTTTAGTTTGCCGAGGCCGGTGGACTTGTTCAAGCCAGGCACACAGGATTACCGCCTGTATGAACGATTGCTTGCCGCGCCGATCACCAACGCGCAGATAATTGACGAGTTAAGGATATTCAGCTACACGCGGCGGCTATCGGATTTGAGAGAGAAAGGAATCAACGTCAAAGCGACAAGAGTAAGAGAGAGTTTGTTTAAATACGAGATTGAAAGGAAATAATTATGACAAGCGAATTGGTAACCAAAGAAAACACCGAGGTAATTATCCCGCCGATCACCGATGATACATTGATCGGATTGGCAGACCAAGCGGAGAAAAGAGTTGACGCTCTTAATCGCATAAAGCGAGCCGCGCTGAAAGCTACCAACGCCCGCGACTGGACGGATCAGAACGGCAATCCGTATCTGCAAGTGTCCGGCGCGGAGAAGGTCGGGCGTGTGTTCGGCGTGTCCTGGCGCATTGACGAGCCTGTTTTTGAGAAAGAGGAGAGCGGACATTTCACATATACCTACAAGGGATATTTTTCTCTTGCGGGAGCAGAGATTGAAGCTATTGGAACACGCTCAAGCAAGGACGGTTTTTTCAAACGATATGACAAGGAGCGCAAAGAATTACCAGCGTCCGAGATTGACAAGGGCGATGTGAAAAAAGCTGCTTATACAAATCTACTCGGTAACGGCATCACCCGTATTCTCGGTCTGCGGAATCTGACATGGGAAGACTTACAAGAGTTTGCCGGAATATCCAAAGATCAGGTTGGCAGAGTGGACTACAAGAAAAACGGCAAGGCGCAATCAGAGATCAAATCGGAAAGCGCGGAAACCGTCACTGTCGGCATTAGTGATATTCGTATGAAGTCGGGAGAAAAGAACGGGAAAAAATGGACGCAATACACGATTAAGAACGGCAACGCTGAATATACAACATTCAGCAAGACATTTGCGGAAACAGCGAAAGAAGCGATGAACGCGGGCTTACAGTGCGAGATTACTTTCACGCAAAATCAATACGGAAAAAACCTAGAGGCGATAAAAGTTGTTGAACCCTTTGAAAGAACGCCCGGACAGGAAGGATAAAATTATGATTATCGAAAAAATCCTTGAGGCCAAAGAAAAGAAAATAAAACAATATCCTGTAAACTCTAACAGGGCGTCCGAGCTAGGCGTCCCATGCGTCCGTTATCATGTATTGAACAGGACGCGCTGGCAGGAAAGATCACTGCATGACGTCCGGCTCCAGCAGATTTTTGATATGGGAAACGAAATTGAAAGCATCGCTTTCAAAGAGCTGGCCGAGGCAGGCGTCAAAGTCATTGAGCAACAGAGATCTTTTGAGTGGAAAGATTATCAGATCACCGGACATATTGATGGAAAGATACTGGCCGAGGATGGTCAGGTTTATCCGCTGGAAATTAAATCCTGCTCACCGTTTGTGTTCAAGGCGATCAATACCATCAATGACCTGACCAAAGGCAAATACGGATATTTAAGAAAATATCCCACGCAGTTAAATCTGTATTTGCTCATGGACAACAAACCCCGCGGCGTCTTTTTATTCAAAGACAAAGTATCCGGTGCGTATAAAGAAATCTGGATGGATTTGGATTATGAACTTGGCGAAGAAACCCTTAAACGCGCCGAGGAAATTAACAAACACATTGCCGCCGGAACTATACCGCAAGGTGTCAGCAGTGATTTTTGGTGTGAGGGTTGCGCATTCGCCCATCTGTGTTTACCGGAAAAAATCGGGCAGGAAGTCGAGATTGACACCGGCGAACTGGCGACACTGCTAGACAGGATGGAAGAACTGAAACCAGCCGTCGATGAATATAACGAACTGGACAATCAGGTCAAGGCGTTGACCGAGGGCAAGGATAAGATACTGGCGGGCGATTATTTCATCACTGGCAAATGGTATGAGCGCAAAACATACGACGTCCCGGCGGAAGTAAAGGCGCAATACGAGAAGATTACCCGATACTGGCGGCGCAAGATACAGAAGGTCGGAGAGCAGAAGGAAGCGGCGTAATTAAGCGTGTAAACGCTAGTTTAAGGCGAGATAATGAAATGTGAGCAGTGCCATAAGCCAATCGAGAACCCGAAGCGGAAACAGCGATTTTGCAACAATACCTGTCGGTCGGCATGGCACAACAAACGCAAGGTCTTGATTGATAAAATTCCGACTTCTGATTACGAAAAAGCTATGGCATCTTTACGAGCAGCAAAAGGGAGGGCAAAAAAATGACAGACAAAAAAATGATAGATACGGCATTAGCGGAATATAAAATAACTGATGCGGCGATAGCCAAAATCAAGGCTGATTATATGTCTTTGGTTGTTAAAAATCCGCAAGATGTCGAGGGCTATGAGCAAGTACATCAGGCAAGAATGGATGTAAAAAAACGCCGCGTTGATGTTGAAAAAACGCGGAAGAAATTAAAACAGGATGCTCTTGATTATGGCAGGGCTGTTGATGCCGAAGCTAAAAGAATAACCGGGCTTCTTGAACCCATTGAAAGCTATCTGCAAGAGCAAGAGGATATTGTAGCCAAAGAAAAAGAACGAATTAAGAAAGAAGAGGAAGAAAAAGAAAAACAAAGAATCCAGCAGCGAATAGACCGCTTGTTTGGAATGGGAATTACGTTTAACAGCGTTAATTATTTACTTCCATTTGCGCCCAGTTTCAGTGTTCCAAGTGCAATAATCAATGCTTGTTCCGATGAACAGTTTGAAGAAATTACTGGTAAGTTTCAGTCTTTAATAGATACAGAAAAGAAAAGACTTGCAGACGAAGAGGCAAAGAAGAAAGAAGAAGAAGAAAAACTAGCGGCGCAAAGAGCGGAACAGGAAAAAGAAGCGCAACGTCTTGCCATGTTAGCTGAAGCGCAACGGATAAAAGAGGAAAAGATTAAAGCTGAACAGGATGCAATTATTAAAGAAAAAGAGCGTATCCAACATGAAAAAGACATAGAGCTTGCTAAAAAAGAAGCGGCTGAAAGGGCATTGAAAGAAGCGGCAGAAAAAGCAAAAATAGATGCCGCTAGAATAATCGAAGAAAAAGCTAGACAAGAAGAGGAGAATAAACGACAAGAAGCCTTAAAGCCGGATAAGGAAAAAGCAAGCCTATACTTTAAGTCAATCATAAAACACATGCAAGAAAAATGTCCGTCCACAAAAGACAAGGCAATTAATAAAATTATTGCCGAGCTAGAGGCTGTAATTGAAAGAACGGTTGATGAGTCATTGGCTAGATTGGAGGAAATCTAATGCCTAACCAAGAGTTATTGAAATTATCGCCTGCCCGAACCGAATGAAAGTGAGGAAGCATAACGGTGTTGGGCTTAAGGCGCAAAATTTAAAATAAGGAGAAACAAGATGGACATAAACTCAGCCGGAAGTCTTAAGGCAATAAATTTACAAAAAGAAAGCTCCGAACCTGCA